CAAAAATCTTCTTATTCCTTTAACTGCACTTGCATTGTCTAACGCATATCCTTCCAATGTTTCCATACTCTCTGCTTGTACATCATCTTCTAACTTTTTTAACTCTTCATCACTAAATGTTAATGTTACCATATGTCCATTTTCATGATCCTTTATATCTTCCATCAATCGCACCATCCATCCATTACCTTTCTGCTTTCTACATTCTATACATTTTCCGCACCCTGCAGGTATCTGTTTCATTCTCTTATCATTTAACGGGGGTACAATACCCCCGTTTTTCTTATTACTTCTATATTTCGGATTTGTTACCAATCTTGAATATATACACATAACTTTTAATCCATTATATTTTTACTATTACTAAATATCGCTTTTATCAATCCTACTAAATCAAATCCATTATCACTAGCTAACTTTGATATATATCTAAATAATTTATTATCACTTTTTTGAATTCCTATTTTATTTAAGCTCAATTCATATTCTTTTAATGCTATATCTTTTTCAGTACTACTAATTTCTTTACCAACTTTTTCAGTATCTTTTTTAACTTTATTTATTTGTTCATTTCCTAGATTCTGTTGTATTTTCAATAACGCTTCTTTCTCTTTTTCATTTTTTGTTTGTTGCGCTATATTCTCAATCTCTGACCTTATTTTATTTGTATCTACTCTAACTTTTTCTGTATCTACATCTGCAATTTTATCAGCTTCTACGTCATTTTTATTCGCTTGACTATTCGACAACTTTATCTGTGATGCTGCTAATGCTGCTTGTACGCTATTTCCAATATCCATCGGCGCCGCTGCATTTCCACTTTGCGCACTTCCTCCGCCTTGGCTTCCCGTCGTCTGACCACCGCCACCGCTCATTCCATACATTAACCCTGGATTCAATCCCGCTTCTTTCATCATTTCCATCTGCGCTCCATATCCCGTGTCTCTCCACGTTTGCATTTGCAATTTCTGCCCTTGCTTATTCAATTCTTGTTGATTCCCAAACTGAATTCCCATTAATTCCTTTTGTCTTTCGTGTTGTTTCCTAGCTCTTCTGCCTTGTCCTATCATTCCTAATATTCCTCCCGCTGCACCTACTGCTGCGCTTCCAATTCCGTTCCAAGCTCCACTACTATTGTTATCACTCATCTTTATATATTTTTCGTGCTTTTCTTAAAAGCTATTTTATACTTACTTGATATAATATTATTATGTGCGTAGTCGTGATTTAATTAAAAGGGGATATACTTTTACATCCCCCTCTAATCACTTCACATAATGACTAGCCTTCCGCTACTCCTTTTCCTTTGTTCTTACCATCGACTTCATTCCCTACAATGTCATCTTTAGTAATTCCTTTCTTCTCTCTCTGTGCTTTAGTACTTTTCTGCACTGCATCCATTGCGTCTGTTGCTACTTCCCATCTATCTGTCCTGATATCATGTTCAGCTCTTACACCATGTTTTCGCTCTGTGTACACATTTGGCGCTCCATCTTCAATCGGCTCTCCATTGTTTACAACTCTCTCTACTTTCTCTTCAATTGTTTCCCCATATACTTTCGGTACTCCATTTACTAACGTTTTTCCTATTTTAGGCACTTTATAACTCATTTCTTTAATTTTTATAGGTTAGGTATCACTTTTGCACTCATCTTTCTTCTAGCCGTATTATTTACACTTATCTGTGTCCAAAAATTCTGACTATCTAAACTTGTCTCCGCAAATATGTGGTTAAACTTACTTGGGTCTATATAGGTTGTTATATCCTTAATTCCCTCTTCATTTGTTTCATTTGTTCCCTCATACTTTCTGTTCAATGTCATAAACATTTGACTATTTTCTTCTGCGAACGCTCCTCTTGTTTGGTTTACCGCCGTCATATAGTTCAACCATGCTGGTACTTTACCTACTGACTTATAACCAACTGCATGTCCATTTGCTACATCTATTTCTGTATCAAACCACGCCATTTCATCTGTTATCAAATCTTGAAATCCAATCTGGTCTAAATCAGGCTTATGTAAATCATCCAACGTTTTCAGGTTTGTATCCCATTTATTTCCTTGACTATAATCTACTCTTGGCGTTATACTTGCAATTCCCATTACATAACATGGCTCATGACATTTTACTACCATTTTTCCACCTTTATGTTTTCCTGTTAATTTTCCACGTCCCGCTAATGTTCCAAGTGCGTGTTCATTACTACTCGTCTCAGTCTCTGCCGTACTTATTACTTCCTCGAACGCTAATTCTTTTATTAAACTTCCGTGATATACTGGCGTTTCTGTTTTTCTTACACTTTCATGACTATACACTGCATTAATCCAATCATTGTAACTTCCGCCACTCATGTTAATTCTGTTCAGCATCTTATATACTTTGTTAGCTAAGCTTAACGCATCTATCGTAAAACTTCCTCCGCTTGTATCTACTGCTGTCACTTCACTAACTCCGCCACTTCCGTCTATCCAATCTGTATCAATCCAATTGTTAAACTTATCACTTTGGTAGGTCTTCACTGCCAATCCTTCTTGTGTTCCTAACTTACAATACTCTCCATTTAATTTCTTTAATCCTAAACTATAAGGTATTCTTCCCGTATCTGTAATATTATAACTACTTGTCCCTCTTACGTCTGCCAATAAATCCATTTGCATTTCATCAATATTCGTTAACGGAAACTCTTCCAAATTTGCTACTCTATTTCTTGCTATTGTACTTGTAAAACTCGTTTGGTAATAATACCATGATGTTTCACTATTTAAGTCTGTTTCACTCAACCCCTTGAAATCTGTACAATGCATCACTCTATAATTTGTATCAGTTGTATAATATTCTATCGTTTCAAATAATTGATCTACATAAACTTCTTGCCAATCTCCCGTTCCTAATTTATATTTTATTTTTGCAGTCTCTGGTTGTATATCTCCTATTCTTGTCTCATTGTCATAATGAAATTTTAATTCTACTACTTCTCCCGCAGCTATTGTTTGTACTGTATTTATTCCATTATTATTTATTCTTTGGTTTTCTTCATGACAAGCTATATCATTCACTCCATTATCTGTATGTATTACATATGCATTTTCTTCTTGCTTATTTGCATAGTAATTTTTGAAAATACTCCAATATCCCAAATACGGCACTGCATTAAAACTTCTTTCAATTTCTCCGTTTTGTTCTGTCTTTGTTCTTCCTAATCCTCTTATCCCTAAATAGCTATATATACTACTCGGATTAATCTGACTATTATCATCATACACATCACTCTTTTTATAATCATGTTTCATCTTAATTTGAGGTAAGTGTACTTTATCAATCTCTCTTCCCAGGTCTAACTTGTTCATATGTAATTTCCCGTTAAATAATCTCACCGGTACTTCGAATACATCCAACTGTACTTTATAACTTCCGAATAATGGTCCTATCGTTGGTAACGTCTTTACGTCACAATTTAACTCAATATCAAACGTATCTCCTGGTAACCCTACTTCCGTCATAAACGGCACTAATGTTCCCGCGCTCATACTACTTCGCCATAAATAACTTAAGTTATGCGTACTCCTTTCGAATGTCTTTGTTATATACTTGTTTTTCTTTCCACTTCCCAGACGTTCTCCGCCCAATTTTATACTACTGCTCATCTTTTACTCCATTTATTTGATTAATTAATACTAATACTTGCACTATTCGATTCCACGTTATCTCCTTTAAATCTTCCTTACACTCGTCTACACTCGCAAACTCTTCTGTAATTCTATATTTTCCCATTGTTCCGACCCATCCGTTTTCATCATTTCCAATTACTACGAACGGGCTATCATCTACGTCGTGTCTTGTTAATGGTGTTACTTCTTTGTCTAATTCTAATTCAATCGCGTTTTCTTCAAATGTTTTTGTACTCATTTTCTTTAATTGTTTTTAATTATTACTTACCTATTTTACCATCTTGATTGATGTCTATCTTCGTAATTTCTTCTATTACGTTCACAATCTCCCTTAGCACTACGGGTGCTAACATTCTTCCAATTTTTTTTGCTAATCCTCTTAACATACTTTTACTTGTTTTTAATATTAATTTTATAATTGTTCTTGCTATCCATAAGGCTATTAAACTTATCCACGTCTTTAACCAATATACACCCTCTACTATGTCTTGTCTCCCGTCCATTGTGTATTTTTATTTCTGTTCTACCTGGTACTCCTTTCAATTCCCATAAATTCCTTTTAAATTTTGGACTCCATTCATATACTATATCATATATTCCCGCATCTACCATGTTTGTTCTATTCTCTAATGTTCTTATTATTCTTCCATTTATCATCATCTTTCCAAGTACTCTTTTTTCTTCCCACTTGTCCAAATCATAATATTTCCTTTCTAACACTAATTCCAATTCTCTCCCCATTTCTTAACCCATTTTTCTGCCCAATCTAATCCATGTTCATCAATATCGATTTCTTCAATTCTATCTTCTTTTCCACCATCTTCATGTAATTTCTCCGCTCTTGCCATATTTCCTCTAATTTTCTAATTTCTAATCTTAATTTTTCTCTTTGTGTATACATTTGTAAATTTCTTTATTTAGATTCAATCTATTTGTTCTATAATTTATACTATGGTAAATAATTTTTTTCTATCCTCCGCCCTTTATTCATAAGGCTTTGCTATCTATCCCTCCCCTAGCGGGGGACTGTCCTTTTTCTTTCTTTTTTTGCTAATATACACTTTTTTTTTTAACGTCTGAGGTAGGAGGTAGGGGGTTGCACAACCAAACCCCCGACCCGTTACAACTTTTTCGCCCTTGGCCGATGCCAAGTTCCCCGCGAATAGCGGCCTAACGGAGTGTTTCCCTCAATTTCTTATCCCTCTGTAATTTTTTCATATTTCTTATATCATTTTCATATCGTTTCTGATTCCAATTTACTTCATCACTACCATATCCAAGCCTCTTATTTTTCTTTTGTGCTTGTTCTCTTGCTCTTGTTTCTCGTTCTTCCGCATCATCCCACTTTAAATCTATTCTTGTTCCATCTATCCAACGCTCTTCTTTGTCTAATGTATATCCCCATAATTTTTCACGCTCATTTTCATTCCAAATCTGATTTCTCCAATATATCGGCATACTGTACTTTTGTCCATTTCTCGCTTTATACGTTACATCTGTTTTACTTTCTTTAAACGCATTCTTTTTCTTTCCAACTCTTTCAATATATCCTCTTCCAATACCTGGACTCACACACATTTTTGGTATATACTCCTTATGCTTTAAATCTATCTTTGTCAAATACTTTGTCACATATTTTATCGTCGCATTACTCACAAACTTTCCTATCCACACATGACCATATTTCCATCTTTCCCGTATCAATTCGGGATTATCTGCATACATTATCCCATGTATATGTATTCTTTCTGTCTTTGTTTCTCCTAATTCTGTCACTAACCAATGTCTTATCGTCTTTCCCTCATAATATCTCCACAACTCCAAAAATCTTCTTATTCCTTTAACTGCACTTGCATTGTCTAACGCATATCCTTCCAATGTTTCCATACTCTCTGCTTGTACATCATCTTCTAACTTTTTTAACTCTTCATCACTAAATGTTAATGTT